CATATCCCAATGGTCGCCAATGTGTACGATCACATCAGGCTTTTTAGCCGCTGCGTACTGACCAGCCCAGTGCAAATGGTCGTTAGGCTCGCCAGGTTTTACCTGAGTATCTGGGATTATCAGATGCCTTTTGGTGGGCGGTCTTGATCTGAACAGATTAACAATGCTTTTAATTAGATTCATTTATTGCTCCATAAAAAAAGCGCCACTAAGGGCGCTCTAAATCGTCTTTCGCCACTGCGGCTAACCCGCATACAACGAATACTACCATATAAATCAACACTTTAAATACCACCCAGACCAATTGAGTCGCCATTATATAGACTCTGCGAATGGTCACAAATGTATTAGATTTATTCATGACATACCATTTATGATATGGCTCGCGCCCTTTGCCAAGTTATCTTTAGCCCACAAAGGTTGTAAATTTGACGGGTGATTTATAATGTCGCAATCAGTAATATCATTGTCTAAAAATGACTTTATTGGTTTGATGTGATCTATGTGCCATTCTTTTCTATTATTCCAGCCCATGCCAGCAGTAAATAAAGATTCCAGCCTACTTATGATTTTCGTGTCTTTTTTTATAATCATTAAACGTAAATGAGCGCGAATTCTTCTTGATGACCTTTGTCTGCTTGTGTTTATTTCTGCTGTTCCGCAATCGTCACAAACATCGCACATGAACCAAGGGCCAACGTCGTAGGCGCAATCGCAAGGCCCGTACATGCCATCGCTCCAATAAGCGTCCCCAGTGCCGTTGCATTCCTCACAACGCGCTCTATTTTTGATATATATTTGCGCTTTTTTGGTTTTCACCACCCCTTCGCAATATTCGCATTTATTCATTATTTAATTCCTTGTTGGTAGTTCGTTGACAGCCACAGGTGAACCACGCCTGATCACAGGTCGAGGGAGACCCGGCTTACAAAACCACTGCAATCGCAAGTATTACCAACAAGTACACAATTTGTGCATTGCTTAAATTTGATTGCGCCATTAGCCATTGCTTTAGTAGCTGGCGATTGGCAAATTTGTGTGCCTCTTTAATCTTATCCTTCATACATTACCCCTAAAAAGGAATATCTTCAGTGATAGGCTCGGCAGTCGATGCTGCTGCTGGTGCGCCACCTTCCACAAACATTACCTTACAGTTCCCAAGAATGGGCGGGCGCTCTTTGTTAGCTTCACGCTCTTCTTTACTCTGCGACTGGGCGATAAACCCGTGGTTGCCGTACTGATCTTCTTGGCTTGGGTCAACAAAGGTGGTCAGGTTCATATAAGTACCCTTTGCGCCCTTGTATAGTAGAGCCTTGTCGATCTTGGTTACGTCAATTGAGATGTTGATTCCAATTTTACTCATGCTAAATTCCTCACTTCGGAAATAATTTCGGTTGCGGCCAGCAATACTTGCTCTGCCAAGTTGTCAATGAACTCTTCATCACGCTCAACTCGAACGATAAAGGGTTCTTTCTCTGGGTGGTAACTCATAAAGTCCCACCAATCACGCTCTGTAATCCACATACAGCCTTGGACTTGAGCATAATGCTTTGTTGGGCAGACTCCTTTCTCGCTCCATTTGTCATGGTTGCTTGGCGCTGGGCATTTAATCTCAATGCCGCCATCTTCACCTATTAGGCCATCAGGAGAGCAGCCAAACTCACCGCTGTTATCCAAGATAAACCCTACTTCCTGCACTTCGTTGTCAGTTATCAGGGTGTACAGATTACGGGCATCAGGCTCAAGTTCATTACCTCTTGTCATCCAATCTGTAACGAACACAGGGGCAGACATACCAGATATGCGCTCAATGATAAGCGATTTAATGTAGTCATCAGCAGAAGCACTGGGCTTGCCTGTAGAAGTAATCAGTTTGTGGAACTGACTGGCGCTAGGCCGTCCTAACCTAGCTTCCAGCCATGCCTGACTGCCCTGTTCAGCTTTCAGTATTTGCATCAGCTTTTCTCTTCAGTGCTGACAGTGCCTGATCAAACTGCACCGCCCTCATCTGGTCAACAGTCGAACACTTGAATACTTTACAGAACTTCTCAACATCAGACTCCGTAATTTCAAGCAATGCCTTTAACTGCGCTGACTGATTAGAGTCGATAACCGCATCCTGTACTGCACTGGGCAAGTCTTCACCAGCGTAGATGTAGATACCCAGACCGTGCATCGCTATTGCTTTGACTAAACAGCGCATTCTGGCATCAGAAATGTCGCGGGTACTAGGATTGGCTATACTCTTATTGCGGTTGTCCATTACTGGCAAAAACATACTGTGGGTCTTACCCTCAACAGTCACGGAAACATGCACTTCACAAGTCTCATTATCCAGAAAGATAGGTGGACAAAAAGCATAAGTTGAATCAGGGTAATGCTCCATCAGTGTTTGCCATGCCCATGCCCACGATAAATATGATAGGTTGCCCTTCTTCTCTACGTTTTTACTACAGTCGATTGCTGATAAGGTCTTCCATACATTACTCATAGCTCTTCTCCAGAATTTTTTGCGTACTCATATTGCATTTGCTCCCACTCTGTACCTTGAGCGCCAGCATTTTCAGCAGCCTCATACGCTTTAGCATAGCCTTCATAGTATTTGTCATCTTCGCCGTCCATAGCTGGGTGGCCGTGTACACAATCGTACTCGCCACGCTCAAAGTGCGACATTAGATCATTAAGGAAGTTATGGAAGTAATCCATGTTGTCACATGGGCTGCCTGTGCGTTGGGGGGATTCGTATTGCTTCATTTGTGTAGCCTCTTTGTGTGTTTGTGGGGTTTATTTTACACAAGTAAAAATAAAATACAACTACTCTTGTAAATTAAATTACAAGTGCTATCATGCAAGCTCACTAACTGGAGTTTTTCATGGACATTAATAAATCAATCAACTTCTATATGGCGAAGCACGAGATGATCCAGGCTGACCTGAGTAGGAATTGCAGCTTATCTTCTGGGGCTATCTCTTTGATCAGAAATAATCACCGCGCACCATCATTCCCAACGCTAATTATTCTCGCTAACATGTTCAAAGTAAAGTTGTCAGAGTTTATCGCGGCTGGTGAATAATGGATAAGCCATCGTATTATGCCATCATCCCGGCAACTGTGCGTTACGACAAGCGTTTAACGGCAAATGCCAAACTGTTGTACGGTGAGATTACTGCACTTTGCTATCAGGAAGGCTACGCTTGGGCAGGTAATCAATACTTTGCTGATCTTTATGAGGTGCATAAGAACTCTATTAGTGCTTGGATAGGTAATCTAAAGGAGGCTGGACACATTACAGTCCAGATGAATTATAGAGAGGGTAGCAAGCATATCTTGAGTAGGCATATCAGATTATTTGGGGAGGGTATACAGGATAACTTACACACCCCTACAAGAAAACTTGGTGACCCTATACAAGAAAACTGTGGAGATAATAGTACAATTAATACTACAATTAATACTACAGTTAATACTACAGTTAATAATGTAGATGATTTTGATTCATTCTGGAAATTTTATCCACGGAAAGCAGGGAAGGATGCAGCAAGGAAGGCATGGGAGAAGTTAAGACCTGAGATACCTATCATAAAAATGATTGCTGACAATGTAAGAGAGCGAGTAGAGAAAGGCGAATGGCGTAAGGACAACCAGTCCTTTATTCTTCATGCCAGTACCTATCTCAATCAAAAACGTTGGGAAGACGAAGTTGTTGACCAGCACACACAAACCAGAACCAACCCTGATTCGATGAAGTCTATCTCCGTAATGGAGAAGATAACTGACAGATCGTGGGCGGAATGAGGAAATAACATGACACAAAGTGAAAGAGTTTTAGAGCATTTATCAACAGGCCAAACCATTACTTCAGTAGACGCTTGGAGAGACCTGGGCATTACACGATTGTCTGCCAGAATATCTGAGCTGAAGCAGGAAGGTTATCCAATTCAAAAGAACACTATTAAAGTGCCTAATCGGTACAAAGAAATGTGTTCGGTAGCTGAATACTACATGGAGGAAGCGTAATGGAACTATCAAATGAAGCTGATTACACGACCTATGGCGGCAACAAGAATCACGACAATCGAAAGCAAGTAAAAGTGCAATACATTGGCACTAAATCTACTGTCTTGGTTACTGGTGAGTACTACACCTACAAAGAATTAGCTAAAGTTTGCAATATGTGCGTGAAGACCATGCAACATAGGGTCTGGGGTGACAGTGTTGGCCTTAACAGATACGCCAATGACAATACTATTCGCCCTTTGTTTACCAAATCTGATGGGGTTCCGCTGGGAGGAGGTAACGAAGAGCTAAAGAACCACACACCATCTGCAAAATGTAAGCATGAAGCGCAAAATGTATCGACAAGGTGGTTAAATATTAAACTAACAACCATCGAACCTAACTACACCAACAGGCAGTGGCGGTAATTATGAATCCTTATTTCGTTGAAGGGCCAGCAGTAATTAGCTTTAGCGGGGGCAGGTCATCAGCTTACATGCTGCATCAAATTCTACAGGCTCACGACTTTAATTTGCCTGAAGATGTTTACGTTATATTCTGCAACACTGGTAAAGAAATGCCTCAAACACTCAAATTTGTAGCTGATTGCTCTGAGCAGTGGGATGTAGAAATAATTTGGTTAGAATATGATGGTAAAAAGAAATACAAAGTAGTAAACCCTAGCACTGCCAGCAAAAATGGCGAACCATTTGCTCAACTTATTGAAGATAAGAAATACTTGCCTAACATGATGGCTAGGTTTTGCACCTCAGAATTAAAAGTTTTGACCATTGAACGGTACATGGAGACAAAAGACTTTTTAACAGTTGTTGGAATACGGGGTGACGAGCCAAGACGAGTGGCTAAAATGAGAAGCAAAGAAAATTATGCAGTACCTTTGGCTGATGCAAAAATTGCCGAACAAGATATTGAAAAATTTTGGAAAGCTTCGGACTTTGATTTATCATTGCCAGCAGCAGGAGTGAATACCCTTAGTAATTGCGACCTTTGTTTCTTAAAAGGCTATAGCATTAAGCAGTCTATTGTTGAGCATGACCCGTCATTAGCAGATTGGTGGGTTGCACAAGAAAAGAAAATAAATGCTAGGTTTAGAAGTGACCAGCCAAGCTACGAAAAGATGCAAGTTATTGCCACAGATCAGGGTCAATTATTTGATTTTGATAACACATCAATAGATTGTTTTTGCGGAGATTAATCATGCGATTTAGCGGAGATGCTCAAACAGTAAACAGCAAAGAATCTTTGGATAAGTGGATACGATTCTCAACTGAGATATTCCATGAGAAGAAGTACGTTACGTTTAAGTATTCGCTGGGCAAACCTAGAACCATTAAGCAGAACAGTGCTATGTGGGTATTCTGCCGGGACATAGCAGACCGCTGCAATGCTGCTGGCTATGGAATGCAAACGATTAGCCCGGTGTTGTCTAAGCCGATAGAGACTGAATGGACTGAAAGAAGTGTTATGAATTACATCTGGATGGCCGTTCAGACTGCTATGTTTCCTGAGAAAAACCACAGTAGTGACGAGCTAACCACTACAGAAGTTGCTCCTGTGGCCGAGACTATCATCAAATATTTAGGTGAAAAATATGGCGTACACGTTTTATTCCCTGATAAGGATTTTAAAAATGGCAATTAAGAGGGATGCAGCAGACAAGTGGTTCTCCGATGTGGTCAGGAAGAACGCTGGCTATGTTTGTGAACACTGTCAGAAGGTAGACGCCAGGATGGAATGCGCCCACATCTATGGTCGTGCAGCTAAGTCAGTGCGCTGGTCATTGGACAACGCCTTGTGCCTCTGTCATTACTGCCACAGGACGTTTACTGCTAACCCTATAGCTTTTAACGACTGGTGCTTAGAACTGCTGGGAGAGGGCCATATGGAGCTTCTAAGGGAGAAGTGGAACGTGTTGATGCCTACCACTAAATTATTGCGGGCAGAGATAGCTAAACACTACAGAGAAGAGTTCAAGAAAATGGATTATCACTCTGAATATCAACCAATAAGTTACAACTGAGGTTTGTTATGACAAAAGAAATTGAAAGTGAGCAGTTAAAAATGATGCTGGACATGATTGAAGATTTGGGTATGGAGGAAAAGTACAAGGATAGATTCATCGAAATTCTAGGGGCCGCTGTCGCCAATCATTCTGGGTTTGCGCGAAAAGAATTAGGTGTACTCTTAGGTGAGTTGAATAATGAGTACGAAACATTGAAGCTACACCAAGAGTTAGAAAAAGAACCGCCTGATGAAGAACAATTAGGTTTGCTTAATCCTACATTTGATGTAGACTAACTGTGTGATGACCTCGGTGGTTGATCACATTCTCGTTTGACCCGCCTAACTCGCGGTAGCTTACCCAAGCTTTTAGCCTCACTATGTGGGGCTTTTTTTTGCTATAATGTAAGCAACTGGGAGAGACAAATGAAAGGTTTATACGCCAACATACACGCCAAACGTAAGCGCATTGCAGCAGGTTCTAAAGAAAAGATGCGTAAGCCTGGAACCAAAGGCGCACCTACAGCCAAGGCATTCAAGCGATCTAAGAAGACAAGCTTACTAAGTTAGTAACACCACGCTACTGGTACGCTTTCCCTAGTATCGAGATGTACAAAATTCTTATGTAGCCCTATACCAGTAAATCCCATCGCTGGTGCTTTCTCAATGATGGCAAAGGCTTCTGCTCCGTTGTTAACTTTGATGTCGCAGGCAATCCCTTGGGCATGAGTTCCAGGATTTTTTTTGGCTGCTTCAATGCTATGGGTCTTATCCCTATAACCACTGGTGATAATGAACGGGAAGCCACAGACATGCCTAAGTTCGTCAAGCCGCCACAGGAATACATCTGACATTTCATTGTTCCCGGTCTCCTGGCAGTCAAAGTCTGATAGTTTAAAGTATCTCATTTCTCTCTCTGTACACCTTTGGTCTTCTCAACTGTACGCATAGCACCTAATCCTAGCATACCCATCAGCACAGTAGTCAGCAGGGAGCTATCGACAGGAGGTACTGTGTACCAGATACCCAAGATAGGAGATAAAATAGTAGAGTACATTAGAGCAAATCCGCAAATCCAACCAATAGCCGGGCGCCAGCCAGCAACAAACATGTTCTTGTGTGCAGCCTCTACCTTGTTAACTTCCAACTGGCCCTTGGCTAACTCTTGAGCATGGCGTTCTGCCATCGTGCTGATCTCGTGAGACAGCTTGGCCTTAACATCCTTGTCTAATATGAACTTGTCTAGCAGGTTAGAAACTGGGCCTATCAATGCTTGCAACATATTATTGTATCCACTTAGCTACGGCAAATATGGAGATGATCATGGGGTACATCATCCATAACATGCGCTCTAGTTTATTAAATCTTTGTGCGCCATCATCAAGCCTACGTTCAATGTTGGAGTAGCGTTCAGCACACAGAGTTTCATGCGCTTCCATGCGGGTGATAGTATCTTCGGTCATATTAGAATCCATAGTAGTAGGCTGCGGCAAACACTGCTAATAAAAGCAGACCACCGAATATGTTTTTAACAATATCTTCATGCTTAGATTGCAGTCTAAGTTTAGCTAGGCGTTGTTTCTCTAGCTTATCCTTATGATCAATAAGAGAACGATGCTGTATGGCAAGCATGTCACGCCAGACCTCACGGGGTGTGATCTTCTTTAGCGCCTTCTCTTCTTCACGAATAGCATTCTTAGCCCATGCCAACTCAAGAGCCTCGCCCTGAGTCAGTATATGGTCACCAGTTTTAGCAGCTTGCTCGATAGTTTCTACTGCTGCTTTAGATTCTGTCAGCGTAGAGAAGATGCCAGCAATGTCAGACAGGTGACTACCAGATTCTTTAACAGTTTTAATACCTGCGTTAAGAGTCTTTAAGGCACCTACTACTAAACTGATCTCTGCTATCATTGAATGTTACCCAGCTAATTGAGAACGGAGGTAAGCGCACTCTAATGCTAATGCTTCTTCATAGCGTATGCCGTAACGGTCTGCCTTGGGATATTCTTCACCGTCTGCTAAAGCAATAGACTCATCATCCCACTCGTCATAACAAAGAAGCCCGTAAGCGAATGCGTCCAGACCTTCAGCCTCAAATGCAGCTTTAACCTGCTGTGCAATTAAACCAAAGTGCCAGCGAGCGCCATCACCTTTAGTCTCTACAGCGTCATTCCACTTGTACTGTACAAAGTTAACATTGGCCCATGCTCTTAGTACCGCAGCATCAATGGCTCCTATCTGCTGCTTCTCTCGCTCATCAGATGTATTGATAGTGCCTGTGCCAGCAAAGACCACAGACCAGCGATAGATAGAATCACCGGAACTAATTACGTTGTCATGCGTAGGCCGAAACTTGTTAGTTTCAATAATAATACCTTGCACTGATTGTTGGTTCCAAAGATTTAACTTACCTTCTAGCTGGCTAACAGCATTCTGGATAAAATCTTCGTTCCAGTCTTTAATAATAACCTGTGCCATAATAATTCCTAATAAGTGTCGATTGCGTATTCAACAATTTTATATTTAAACTTGATGATGTTGCCCGGTGCAATATTAAAGTTACCTAAACCAGCACTAACCAAATTATGCAGATAAATACTAAATGTCCGACCTACTCCTGACCCACTTGTATTAGTATCCAACACTTTTCTAAAATTCATTTTACCAGTATTGTTAAACACAGTAGAAAAATCAGCAGTTGCAACTCCTCCAGGGTTAGAGTTAACTCTAAATACTAACCCTTCAACACCAGTGCCTGATCCCCCAGTGGGATATTCAACTTCGTATAGCACTAGGCTTTGACCACTAGCAGTAGATGCAGAGTTAAGATAATACGGAATGTCTATAGCAAGGTTTACGTTACCACCCTGACCAATAACAGATGGAAAAGTTAAACATTGAACGTACTCAGTTACACCGCGCTGTACTAGCGTTTCAGTTCGGCCAATAACAATATCGTCAGAAGTAATTACACCAGACACTGATTTTGAGTTAGAAAAGTTAGCGGCTGCTAATGCCACTACACCTACACAAGTAATGTTACAGTCAACATTAATAGATTCATTGTCATACGCAATTAAACCTGTGCGACTTCCACTTAAATAACCGGAAAACATTATGTTGGTAGCAAAGTCTACATATCGATTTCCATATACCTGCGCTCCATCACCTAACGATCTTTCAATCATTCCGCCACTAACGCTAACTGTTTCAGAGTTATAAATTAACAAACCAGTTTGAGGGTTAGGTGTTGAGGCAGTACGCTTTACTAATCCAGCACGAACAAAGTCACAGCCAGTAATAGTTAGCTGAGAGATGCTGTGAAAATAGCAGAGAGTAGAACCTGACTCAAAGAAGTGGCTGTTAGATATGTTGATAAAGTTACTGATCTGATTTGAACCACCGCCTACGTCATACATAGCAGACACATAGCTACGATAAATAATAGCATTGTTTAACACTAGACCGTCTAGGCTTGTAGTGTGTATACCGTAGTTCATCTTAATCAAAGAGATGTTAGATACAGTATAGTCAGCAGCAGCATCTTCAGCTTTAATAAAATAGTTACAGTCTTTAGCTGTAAGGTTTTCCATAAAAGGTTTAACAGCAAGAATGCCTGTAGTGTTAAAGATACACTTATCTAAATTCATAAAGTCTAAGCGATCTAGTGCAAGCTCTGCTGTTTCATTCATGTTAATCGCATGAGTGTTTGCAGGAAATACAGGAGGCGCACCGTATGCAGCTTGAGAGATAGTTCCAGAAGCAAAAGACATCTCTTCAATGGAGCAACCAAACGCTGTTACGTTAGTACCCTTGTTAAATGAAAACGCTGTAACGCCATTGCTTACACGGATAAGAGTTGCGCCTGAGAAAACAGTAGGGCTAAAAGAACTTGTATAGCCATTGAAGTTAGCGCGGCCAGCACCCAGCATGCGGATGCCTTTAGTAATAGACACCCCAGTAGAGATCAGGAACTCACCTTTAGGGATTACAACAGTACCACCGCTAGGCAGACTGTTAATGGCTAACTGGATAGCTGGGCCATCGTCAGTAGTACCGTCCCCTTTCGCACCAAAGTCTAGGACATTAACACTTGCCCCAGAGATCATGCGGTTTGCTGATTTAGTTAACGCCATCTTTATAGCTCCGGCTTGGTTTCAGGGAACGAATCTGTGGAGGGCCACGTTCTCAGTGCTTCTCTGTACGCGATGTAAGCTGCACGTTGCGGGTGGTCTGACAGAGGTACTATGAAGTCACTAGCGGATAACTCAGCATCACGCCACTGCCTTTTATCCGCTTCTGTTATAGCTAGTTTATCTTCCTCAGACACAACCGCAACACATTGCTCATAGAAATCAAAGTTTGCTTGAACAAATGCTTCATCAGCTATAATAGTGTTAGTGACATTACCGTTTTCGGCATCTAAAATATAATAAGTTTGCATTTTTATCTCCTTATGCGACCGCCGTATAGTGAATAATGACAAGTCCATTGCCGCCTGTGCCGCCAGCAATACCCACTTGATTGGTAGCGATAGTGCCGCCACCGCCGCCACCGCAACCTCCAAGACCTGTGTTTCTGTTAAGCTGAGAGCCTAAAAGATAATATAAACCACCACCGCCAGCGAAAGCGCCACCAAATCCTGCTACAAGATTTGCAGTAGCGGTTCTACAACCGCCTCCTCCAGCCCCCATGCTCGGCATAGGTGCTTCGTTATACGCTGTATTGGTCTCAGCCGCATTAATAATTCCACCACCACCATGACCTGCTCTGTCAGTGCTTGCATTACCCGCTCCACTACCTCCTACGGCATGTCTAGCCCCAACAAGGGATGCTTCTCTATACTGAAAACTAAAAGCGTATGGGTTTCCTTCTGCGCCACCAATGCCGTTGTAATTATTACTAGTTACGGCATCGTAAGCTTCAAAATTTGCAGAACCCCCGTTAGTTGAATAACTTAATTCACCAGTAGCTGATTTATTGCCTCCAGTGCCTCCAATACCAGCACCACCAGTAGCGATTTCTTGGTTGTCAATGTTACCTGCGGTAACGCTTCCCCCCGCATAACCAACAAGACTTTTAATAGCTACCGCTCCACCTCCAGTAACGACCCTACCGTTGCCCGTAGTAATGTTTGCGCTGACATTACCACCTGTACCTCCAGCCCTGTTTGCAAAATTACCATTTGAAGCAGTACCACCTGCGCCTCCCAGAACAGCGGCGGCGCGATTAGTGCCTTTGTTGCCTCCTGAGCCACCGTTAGCTGTTAAAGTAGATGACAATCCCGTTCCCGCAACAGTAGAGTTTCCTCCGTCTGGTGCGTCAGATGCGTTTGATGAGAATGGAGCTAATCCGCCCGCGCCGCAAACGACAGTAAACGAACCGGATGTAGTTACATCTAATGATTTATGAATGCAAAGGCCGCCTGCGCCACCTCCAGTTACAAAACTATTCCCGCTTACTCCAGATACCTTTCCTCCTGCTCCGCCGCCGCCTATCACATATATATTTACTGTGCCGTTTTGGTGCGGAACCCATGTCTGAGATTTATTTAAAACTATCTCTTCTATTACGCCGCCGTAAAGACCGCCACCGCCCGACCCGCCTATAAAATCACTAAAGTTACTCACGACATCACCCACCCTTGCGTTGCGTCTGTATATATGAATTGTATGGAGAGATAAGCTGCATCCATAGTAAAGTCTGTTGCACTGCTCATAATCTTTGATCCGTTTCTGGCTATTACTGTGTCAGTAAAATTACCTACAGAGATAATAACTCGTTGGCCGATTGTAGGAGATGCAGGTAAAGTAATCGTCTTAGCAGCAGTGCTAACATAGACAGCAGTATTAACCGTAGCCGTTAGGGATGTAGCTGTAACCACTGTTTGAATGCCTACTGCTATTTTATCTCCAGTCTGCAAGGCTGATGCTGCCAAAGCTCCTTGCGCTGCTGTGGCGTAATCGGTAGAAGCGGTAGTAGCTGCTGTTCCTAAACCTAAGTTTGTCCTTGCCGTTCCTACATTATCTAGGTCAGATAAGTTATTGGTTTTAATTAAAGCTCCAGACAAGGAAGCGTAAGCATCTAACCAAGCAGAACCATCCCAAACTTTCATTAAGTCAGTTGTAGAATCAAAGTATAGCGCGCCTGTAATTAAAGCGTTGCCTTGGTTGTCTGTTGTAGGTGCGGAAGACTTAGCCCCTAAGTATCTTTCATCAAGAGAATCAAAAGACGCATCTGCCGCAGTAGCAGAGTTAGCGGAAGCAGTAGCAGAGTTAGCAGAGTTAGTAGCTGAAGTAGCCGCATTCCCTGCTTGTGTTGTGGCTAAAGATACTTGTGCAGCAGCGTCCGAAACTGAACCAGCAGCAGTGGTAGCACTACCAGCAGAAGCCGTAGCACTATTAGCAGAGTTAGTCGCACTACCAGCAGCAGCAGTAGCACTACCAGCAGCAGCTAAAGCAGAGGCAGCAGCAGCAGCAACAGGGCCAACTAGGTCTGTAACGTCAACTTCTAAGAATGACCTGATTTCTATAAGAGCATTAAAAGGAGGCGCTTCTGATAATGTCACTACGCTGTTTGTTAATGTGTACGTTGATACATGCTGAATAATGCCGTCAATGTTAACTTGCATCATGCTGGCATTAGTTTTGCTGCCAGTAATAGTAAACGTAGTAGTCGTACCATCGCCTGTAAACGTATCTACATCAAGAATAGTTAATGTAGTGTCTGTATAATCCTTCATGGCTACAGCGCCAGCAGAATCAAACGTAAGCAGCCTACCAGCCCGACTAGCTACGGCAGGTAGTTGCATGCTAATTGTGCCAGGCTCGCTTAGAGGCCGTCTAATGGCCCTGTCAAAGTCTGTTTCAGTCTGCTGTAGGGCAATCCATAATTTGTTGAAGTCGCCGTTAACATCAAGGGCCAGGAAGTCACCGCTGTTCTGGTAGTTAGTAGTCCTAGATAGAGGCATGTCTAGGTAAACAGATATCTTATCGTTAAGCGTAGCCCCAGTAGTCAGGGTTACATTGCCCCCATAGGTAGGCACTCCACTAATAGCAAAGTCAACACCTAAGGATATAGCCACCCCGTTCTTCAATACCTTTATGTCGGAATCAGCTAAAGCCGTAAACGTGTACGGGAATACTGTCTGCCCACTTGTAGCAGTATAATCATTCCTAGTTGTTGCTGCTGTTACTGTCATTTCTGCACCCCAATAATTGTGCTAATTATACTACATTCGAGTTTATAGATCATTCAGTTAAAGCCTCTACTGGAGTCTCGCCCGGCGCCCACCAATAACCCTGTCCAAATTCTTTCTGTCTTTTAGTTCTAATGCTGTTTAGATTAGATTGATATGCTGGATCAGCCATAAGTCTAATGTTGTCAAACATAGAGTTAGTAAATAATTGCACTTGCCACGGATCAGGTGCAATATCTTTTACAAACTTAGCAGCTTCACCTAGTACATTAGTCTCTTCACCTAATACAGCTTCTCTAATGTTACCAATTGTTAATTTAAAGGTATCATTAGTTAAACTAGCCATTGGCCCCATTAAAGTTTCTACAAATCCGCGACCATATTTGTTTACATCAGACATAATATAATCAGCAAATAAACTTCCAGAACCACCTTGTACAAACGCTGTTGCCCAGTCTTTGCTTTCATCCATAGGTCTTGGCTCTCGGCCCGCAGCTAGGTCTTTAATTTGTAATGCAAATGCGCCCATCAATGTAGTGCTAACGGCTAATGAACCTAAATAAGCCATACGCCCACCCATAGATTGTTGCGTAAATCCTCGCATTAAATGCGTTGTCATCATAGTAATAGGGAATGATTTAATCATCATTACAGAACGAGCAACCTGACCAGCAACAGTGCCTCTTTCAGTACCACCTGTAGCTAAAGCTCTTACTCTTGCATCAGGAGTAGGTACAGCGTAGTCAGTTTCAGCCAAAATCATACTGTGAAACTTCATGCTATTGTCTTTTGTAAGGTCAGCAAACTTAGAGCCTTGCAAATCTAAGGTGTCTGAAACCCTAAACCCATCCCAATCTTCTTTAGTAATTTGATAGTTTTCAAATATCTCGCGCATAGACGGATCAAGTTCATCAAACTGCTTGTTGAAGTTGTTAGCCAGTAATGCTGAATACTCCATACCAAATGCTTTACGCCCTGATTCAGTCCAAGATTCTAAACCTGAAAATCTAAGCACAGCTTCTGCTGTCTTTGCACTTGCTCCAGTACCATAAGTATCTGAAAATCTGTTAGCAGCATGAGCGCGACCAATCCAAGTGTTAAAAATTAGACCCATCTGAGCAGCCATAATGCGATCAGCTTCATTAGCAGGATTCATTAAACTTAACTGTCTTTTCCATACTTTAGTAACAGACATATTGTTGTAATTAGCTGTTAAAGCTACAGTGGCAATGTCAGTAACAGAGGCTAAAGCTGCACCACCAAGTTTAGATGCAACTTGTAAGTTACGCACAAACTGCATGCCATCAGCTAATGTTGTTAATTGGCCGTTGTTAATATCGCCACTGATAGTTTTGTATACAGCATCAGCAGTAGCCAAGTTCTTTTCTTTAACTGGCTTGCCTCTTTCAATTTGTATTTTTTGCGCTTCTCGTTTAAGAATTTCGTATGTTTGTTTAGGGTTAGTTCCAAAAATCTGCATTAACGCTATGTCGTTACTACGGGCGCTAATATGATCTGTTAAGGTAGTTAAAATGTCACCTTTGCCAAATTCATTTTGATATTCCATCCATGATTCAGCATCTTTAAAATACAAAAATCTTTGCTCAGAACCTTTCCTAGATAACTTAGCACCCATGTTAGGGACACTAAAATCTTTAATTTTATTTAATCCACCAGTAGTAATGCTTTCATAGACTTCTTTTAAACCTGCTTCAAAATTTGCGTCTGATAGCTGCCGGCCTTGATCGTCAACCATAAGTTCACGGTTTAGTTTGCCTTCTAATTTGGCTCTCCATACTGAGTATGTTGCTTTTTTAACTCTTCGTAAATCATGCGATTGAGGTAATAACCAATTTTCATTCTTAGAAATGCTACCGCCATTGCGATTAAAATCAGCATTCATATCATCAACTATTTCTAACCAATCTTTTGCTGCCTTATTGATGTCAGCATTATCAGACTGCTTACCATACAACGCGCCTATAAAAGCTTTTAGGCTATCTTCATCTTGAGACAAGCCAAACATTCTAGTTCTAAAAATAGATAAAGTTTCAGCAAATTTAGCGTTGTACTTATTGGTATACACAGCCGATAGCATGTCTACATTTTGATAAGTACCTTTTCCTGAAATGTCTTTTACCATAAACGCCATTAAGCCTGTCATAGCATTGCCTGACTTGTGGGTTAATATGCCGTCATATCCTTTTGCTATTCTAATAGCCTGTATAGCAGCTTCTCTTTTTTCTCTTGTAATGTTTTTAACAAGGTTTGAAATGGCATCTTCTGGGCTTTCTTCTGCCAGTATCTGCTGCCCAAGCTTAGTGGTTATGCGGCCAGCTTGTACTGCTGCATCAACACATTTGCTATAAGCACTATGTACAGCATCAAGGTTCTTAGCTTTAGGTTCTTTAGCTTTAGCCTGATTAACGGTCTTAGCCTCAAGGCTTTCCATACCCATATCCAGGCCAGCTTGTTTGGGCCTTGCCTGAGTAGCTTTAGGAGTAACAGCAGCGTTAGATGACTCTATACCTGCGTTTAAACTTACTTGTTCTTTAGGTGACTTAGCCAATGGAACATACCCTCACTGATTCTAAACCTTCAACTTGATCGTCAAAGGATTTCATATAACTATCTGCGTCAACTAGCTTACCGTCAACATTCATTTCTTTAAGACCTAACGCCTCATAATCAGCCATATCTCTATCGTAATTAGCTGCCAGACCTTCACTGTCTAACTGCTCTCTTTGTAACCCTGCAACAGTAGCCTTAGGCGCAGCAGGTAAATCATTTACAATGTAATCGTCATAGGTTTTAGTTGGCCCAGCCATTTGCTCTGCAAACTTTTGATTAGCTTCTAAAATAGCCATGTCTTTTTCAATGTTTTCTTGGCTAATTCTTTGGTAGTAACCTTGAAAATCTACTTCGTTATCTAATGCTTTTAAGTGTTCAATTTCAACTTTTATGGCTTCAATCCGAGCATCTACTTCTGGGTCTAAAAACTTTTTAGGATCAAAAATAATTTCATTGGTAATATCCATAGCGTCTTGCTTTTGAAAATCTGCATATACACCACCATTTTGTCTAAAATGTTCTGCCAACATATCAAACTTCATACCGCCTTGTAGACGAAATAAAGGCTTACCAACAACAGGCATTATGTTTAAATCTTTAGGATCAAACCCTTCGGCAATTGCTTGTTTTTTATCTATACCACCAGATTCGGCAATGTCTCTAGCCCAAGTAACATTTTCTTTAGTAGTTGTTACAATTCTTTTTTCTAATTTTTTAACACTAGCAGCAGTTGCAGCAAAAAAAGTTTCATATTGACCCTGCTTAAATCCATCGTAAGCTTCAAGAATATCATCTTCAATTCTTGGGCCTAACTCAGCTTTTTGCGCTGCTAACTGGTCGCCCAAGTCTTGTATTATGTTTACTGATTCTTCTTCAATAGTTTTGCCAAACTTAGCTTCTACAGCAGATGCTTTAAATAAACTTTCTTTTCTAGCTTCTAGTTCAATTATCTTTGCAAGGTCAGGTTTTTCAGCTTGGCTCAATACGGATAAGTTTTTATCTATTGATTTAATAGCATCAGTAGCTGGCCTTAATGATACAAACTCACTAGACTTTTCAGCAACTCGTCTAAAGTAACCAGACAGGCCACCCATAGCACCACCCAAAACGCTGGCACCTACAGCTACACTACCAACAGCAATTAAAGCATCTTGAAACTCATAAGGAGATTGAATGTCATGTTTGTGTTGATACACTAATGGTTGAATAGCTAATTCAGACGCTACGCCTACAGCAGCAGCATTACGTCCGGTCATCAATGCATTGCTTAATACGCTCATTCCTTTGTATGCAGTGCCTAAACCTATAGGCATAGTAGCTACGTTAATAGGATCAAGCATGTATCCTGCCATGCTGCCTAAAAATTGAGCTAGACCACTGCCACGTTCCATTACATCTTGGTTTACTTTCCTGCGTTTTCTAAGTATTTCATTGCGTTCTTTGTAAAGTTCTAAATCATTTTTAATTAAACCCGTATCAGAAGACACGCGGTCATAATCAATGCCGCCAGTAACGCTAGTGTATGGTCTAAAATCAAAACCTTCACTACCCATTTTTTTAATTTGGCGATCTCTTTCGTTACGACCATCTCTATTTAAAAAACTAGAAACAGACATACCTTCATCAACTACAAAGTTAAAAGCAGAAAGAGCAGTCGATGAAAAATCAGGCGCAACTAAATATTTGCCTGTTGGTGCAGTTTGATCATACTCACGTTTATCCGTAGGTGATAATATAGGCATTTTAATTAATACCTAATAAATCAATTTGTTTTGTACTAGCACTAATATTAGGATTAGATATTATGTATCGGTTTCTTTCTTTTGAACGCATAGCTTCTATTTTTTCTGCCGTTACATTAAATACTACCTTTTCGCCATCTTTGTTAGTCAATACATTGCCGTCTGCTTTATAAACATTGTAATTGCCTATACCGTCAACAGCTTTTATTCTTCCACCTTTTACAGCGTCTATTGCAGGGTAGTCATATAATGTTCGCATTTCAGGTTCTAGCCTCATTCCAGCGCCAAAACCTTCTCGGTTAAATCCAAAACTAACTCCTTTTGCGGTTATTTCATCTACACCCATAGTAATTAATTCATCTGTAGTCATGGAATTAAAGTATTCATCTAAATCAGTGGCTGCAACACCTGGAGTTAATTGTGTAGGTACACCCCTTACAGTATCAACACCTCCAGTAACAGCCTGTATAGATTGATTCCATTTTGATTCATCAAATTCTCCTGTCCCGCCAGACCCATAATAATGCATTGTTACAGCATCTAATGTATCTCGATAATCATTAACACCATAAACAATATCAACACCACCTACAGTTTCTGAAAACACCTCCATACTTCTTGTATTATCATCCTTAGAAAATTTAGGCGCTAAATCATTAGCTTTTAAAGTCATTCCTTTAAAGATAGCTTTCATAACATTAGGGTTTCCGCCAGCAGCAGCTTGAGCAAACACACCTTCATCTTTATCTGCAATCTGCCCCCACACCGCAGACCCTGGGCCAAAAAGATTAGATAACGCTGTTAACTCTGTAGTTGTCATATCGCCTATTGCGTTAGATAAAGTTGTAGCTTCTTGGTCTGTTAACGGAGAAACAGAAACGCCATAGTGTTTTGTCATTTCAGCAGCTTGTGTTACACGAGCTTGAAAAGCAGCTTGATTAACAGCATATTCATCTATGTCGTCAGTTGTTGGGTCATCGCCTAAAATTAAAGGATTAAATTCAACAGTATCGTCTTTAGAAATAATGCCTTGTTGAGTAGCCAAGGTTATTCCATCTTTTCTAGCTGCTGTATTAATTGCACTGTTTGCCCTTTCTAAAGCAATAAGCTCATCTACATTTTCTAGAGTAGTAGAAGCAACACTTAATAACTCTGCACGTTCTTCAGCAGTTTTTAAAGAAAATACGCTTACATCATTAGCAATATTAAATTGATCTTCGTACTTTGTGCCTTTAACTAAACCAGCAACTAAAGACGTTTCTTTGTCAGACACTTGTTTGCCAGCACCTACCGCTGCAATATAGTCGTTTATAATAACAAGCTCTTCTTCACTAGCTACTTGTTTAGATGCTGTTAACCTGCTTTGCATCCTTGTTAAATTTTGAGCGGCTTTAATGCTAAAGTTTCTCCTATCATCTGGAGAGTATCCTGCTGGCAACGGCTTAGACTGCATGTCTTCTACATATTGATTAGCTGCGGCAATGCTGTCATTTTTTGCAATCTTATCAATTTTGTGTAATTCAGTTTGCTCGTATATTCTATTTTTAACTTTTCGTTTTGCACCAGCAGCATCATATTTTGGGTCAGCTACTTTTAACGCATCTATTTCTGCATTTATAAGTTTAATTTCTGATTCAGCAGCTTTTGTATTTCCTTCTCTAGCTAAAGATTCAGCAGCAATAACACCGTTATCAATATTACTATTTATTGTAGTAACATTTGTATTGTGCGTATTAATTTCAAATTGTTGATCAAGTGCTAATTGACCACTTAAAATACGACCTGAAAGAGTCTCATTTAACTGTGCTTGCAGTTCAATAGGAGCGTTGTTAACAGTAGCTTTGCGGTACTCTTCAGCAGCAGCTTGATAAGCAGCCGGGTCATCTTTATACGTTGTTTTAAGGTCTGTAATGCGCTGTCGTGCGTCAACATTACGTTGAGACAATTGAGTGTTAATAACAGTATTGTTGTACTGAGAAGAACCCCAAGCCAATGGGCTTCTTTTTTCTATAGATGAATAGGTAATAGTCCCATCATCAGCAACTTGACGAGAAGCTTCTGCTGCCTTAATTGCTTGTTCTGGTGCGTCTGCTGCCGCTTTAGCTTTACCTATGCCCACAGCAAGCTGGCCTACATCTGAAGATAAGCCTGCTAATGCCTTGAATCTATCGCCAACAGTATTGTCTAT